CTGACTGCCTGTGAAGCCGGTCAGTTATAACTCTTTGATCAATAGCGCTACGTACACCACGTGGCCCGTTGTACCTGTTGCAGCCCCATATTCGTCGATTACATTACATTCACTTTAGTATGATAAAGCATATTTTTCGACGGAGTGGGAGGTATATCAATGATTATTTTATTTTTGATAAATCAAGAGTTGTACCTGGATGTGAGACAGCCGGACATATGAATTGTCTCTGCAGAATGACAGCCGTTGGGTTGAATCAATTTGCAGGCTACACGTATGAAATAAATGTGGAATCAACGTGTGTGAAGAAGTCGTGTCAAGACTTCTCAGCTGATCTTCTCAGTAAGTACAGAATGGAGCAAGGACAGATTATGCCTTATGATGGAGACTTTGAAGTGGATCGGTTCATCTCTAGGATTCCTCCGAAACAGGACTTTATTCTAACACCCACACAATTGAGACATGCGATATTCCCTAGTTCAGTTGATCTCGTTATGCCTTCTCCTTTAGTGAAAAAAATTTTTAAGGAGGCTGATGCGAGACATTTTGAGAAATTGTGTGTTGAGCCATTTACGAAGAAGCAGAAGAGAAGGTGGCCTAGAGAGATCTGGGTGGATGATCCGAGTTACATGCCTTGCCAAGATGAATGGAAAGCGTGTGATCATGGTGGTAAGTGTAACTGTCATAATACCTGGTTCTACAAGAAAAATGGAATACCGTCTCTCCAAAGCATGGCACTAGCTAAATATTACTCAATGTATAATGCAGCCTTTGGAAAAACGTGTGGAAAGCTTCATGCTGTATCTGCCTTAGCCGATCTTTATCCAAATAAGTGGGCAGATGCAGTTTTAAAACAAATTCGTCCCGTGCAGACTCCTGGTAGTAGTACGATGGTTGCGATGAAGGGAATGAATCATGCTATCGAATTGTTATATCATCATATTGGCACAAGAGAGAAATGGGGGACGTTGAATCCTGTGATAACGTTTGAAGGGCTAGAAGAATCTAATTTAGGGACTTCAGCAGGACTTAACATTGTAGAGGAATTTGTAGTTCAAGGGGCTGTTCCTCTAAAAGTGGGTGCAAAAAAAAAAGCTGAAGTTTTTGAAGCTGATGTGATGAGTATTCTTGACTGGTTGACTGATGAAGAAGCTGTCGATTTGTTCATTGCATTTAATAATACGGGAAAAAATGAAGTTTATTATTCTAAGGACAAACAATATGATCCTGTCGCTTATGCTGCATGGAGACATAAGTGTCGACTGTTTGTTATCCCAAGCTCGATATTTATTTTAATGGAACGAATGGTGAGTGAGCTTCGGATGATGCTTGAGCGAAGAGGGCCGATATGTGTAGGCATGAAATGGAGTAATGGAGGAATGGATGAGATAGCTAAGAAATTAAAAATTGATATTCTTACTGAGTGGCTTCACATATTGGTGGAAGGAGACGTTGAAAATTTTGACCAATCGGTTTGGGAGAGATTCATTGATCTATACTTTTCCTTTGGATTGGTTTATGATATACCCACAGGACCAGATTACGAGATGAGGAAAAAGATAACGAGGTTCTTAATACGGACAATTGTGGTGCGTCTAACACATATGTTCGGAAAGATATGGGGTTTCAAAACCGGAGGCATGCCAAGTGGAATTTATAATACATCACATGGGGACTCATGGATAATGTGTCTTTGGTTCTTTTTATTTGGTGTGTTCCAGATAATGAATGCTCCAGATTCTCACAAGGAGCAGTTAGAAGATGCAATGATGTGGCTTGTGGCATTAATTGTGTATGGAGATGATCATGTCTACAACATGACTAATGATCCTCTAGTGCAGAAATATTTGGGAGGGACTGTTTTTGTGCATTTCATGTGGGAACATTTTGGAGTGAGGATTAGGGGGCTAAGAAATGGAATAAGCTTCCTTAGTAGCCAAAAAGGTGGTTACTTAGTTCATAAAGGGATGACGTTCTGTAGACAGCAAGCAGTGCTAAATCCTTATGTTGCACTCGATAGGCAGCCCCGTTACTTGCCCTTCCGAGAAGCCTTTGAATTCTGGGTTAGGGTTGGTTGGGGTCGAGATGTTAGGAGTAGGGGGCCGATTGAAATAATGTTATCCTGTATAGGTCACGCTTATGGGACATATGCATCGAATCGGATTGCGTATGATGGCTTGTTCTTTCTCTACCAAGTAGCACTAGAGTATAGCGTCAACCCAATGAATGAGAGACTAATGTTGGAAGAAGGATTGGAGGAGATGACAGGAGGGGATTGGCAAGAATTTCGTAGACGAGGTGTTAGTGTAACAGAGATACTCAATGGATTCCCAAAGTGGGAGACATTGATTAAGAAAAATGAGTATGACCCGAGTTACCATAAATGTGACGATGAGAGAATTCCTATCCAATATGCCCGATATGATGTTGCCTTTTGAAGTTAATTT